GCTCTATGACGCCCTCAGTATCACCTGGCTGCGGTAGGAACATTTGTGTATACAACTGTGTTTCCCAAGCCTGAATTGCAGCACCAGTATCTTTACGGATAAGTGGGGTTAAGAACTCTTGCGCAAGTGTATTTGCCAACTGGTAATCGGGGTTTTGCACGTTTCCGCGAAGTAACCCTGTTGGGTCTTTCTGAAGCGTTTGGTCCACAAAGCTGGCAAGGTTCGTGTCCAATGTGTCGAGTTGATCAAGTAAGTCGTCATTTATGCGCTTCGCAAAACCTAGGTCTTTACTTTGTTGCTCGGTCAGTTTGTTGCCCTGTCCTTGCGCCCCATTCATAGTGAATGTAGTTCCGTCTGGCCCTTGGAAGCTAAATGTGTCCTGAGGCTTTGTGGAAACTGCCTTAGCTACCGCAGCGTCATAGGTCGGCTTGTCAATCATGCCATTATCAAGGTCAGATTTTAACTTGCCAAGCGTAGATAAAGGTTTGGTGGTTGGTGTTTCGTCAACAACTTCAATTAAGTTAGTCCCATCTTGGCGGTAAACTTTATCGCCCAAGGTTGTGAACTTAACTTCGTCAGTACCTTTTTTCACCAAAGACAAACCATTAGCAGTCTCTTGGTATAAGTCTCCATCAAACTCACGATACTTTGGCGGTGTGACCTTGCCCGTCGCATCTGGGAATATACGCTCTCCTGTGGCCACATTGCGCAAGAAACCGTCAGCATCTTTGGCTGTTGTAACCGCTGGAGCAGCAGAACTGCCAGTTTGCAGCACACGGTTGTATCCATCTGACCCAGGTTCTAACCCAAGTGCTTCTGCAAGCTGCTTACGCTGCGACAACAATGTCGGCGCTCTTGGTCTGCGTTTCTGCGCTTCCAACTGCGCAATCAGGCTAAGACCCGCCTCAGGGTCAGCATCAATGATTGCTTTTAGCCTTGGGTCATTCGCATATTGCTCACCTAACTTGGCCAAAGCACCCTTGCGGCGACGACGCTCTTCGTCTTCGGAAAGTGCACCATAAGTACCAAGGCCAGCTTGCACAGCTTGCAACGGATTTTGACCTTCAAGCAACCCTATTCCTGTTGTTAAAAGACCTAAGTTTCCAGGCAAACCAAGCCCGCTAATGCGTTTGTTGAGGTTGTCAAACAAGTTCATTATGCCGCCCCCGCTACTTCATTATTCAATGAGGCGTAGTCCAGCATCATATAACCGCTTGGGTGTGTATATACGTGCTGCGGATAAACCTCTTTAACCTCTTGAGCCATGAAGCCCTCAGTTGGGTAAATCTCGAACCCAAGGTCATGCGCCTCAGTGTTCCAATCCCATTTATACAAGGGCAAGCCATTTGCGTGAGTGCCTATTTTCTTGATGTCTTTCTTAAGCCGCCTGTCCGAGGTAAGTAAGCCAAGCAAGCCCAAGCCGCCGCCAATGCCAGCCCCCATGCCAGCCGTTAAGCCTGGAATAATACCCAAGTTGGCAAGGCCAGCGCCAGTAATCGCTCCGCCAAGACCTTGAGACAGCATTGAAGGCCCGCCACCTGTCTGTGTTGTAGTGGTGCCAAACATGCCCTGCCCCATGCCAGATGCAGCAAGTAGCGCATTGATACGGTTTTGATCTGCTGCGTTCTGAGCGTTAATTCGTTGAATCTGTGCATCAATCGCCGCTTGCGCTGGCGCTTGCTGTAGCGCTCCCAAATCTTGCAGCGTTGAAATCCGACTTTGATCGGCTGTGAGCAAGCTAGGTAGGCGAGAGGCTGCGTCAAGTTGTGCCGCCGCAGACGCCTGTGATGCTGACAACTGATTACCAGCCAATGTGTTCGCCGCTTGTAACTGACGCGCTAAGTCTTGCGCAGCTAAGTTTGCATTCGCCTCAGACAATCCAAGCTGATTAGTCGCTAAGGCTTGCTCTGCACTCAACTGACGCGCCAAGTCTTGTGCAGCAATGTCTGCATTCGCTCTGGACGCATCAATCTGGCGACCTGACAACGTGTTAAGCAAATCAGCTTGACGGCCAGCATCAGTTTGTTGATTTGCCGCAAGCTGGGTAATTGCTTGTAGCTGACGCGCCAAATCTTGCTGCTCCAAGTCAGCATTCGCCTGTGAAGTTGTGATCTGATTACGCGCTAAAGAGTCAGACGCTTGTAATTGACGCGCTAAGTCTGCTTGATTTGCACTAATTAAGTTAGAGGCAATATCAGTATTCTGCCCAAGGTTTTGACCAAAGGCAGCAGACAATGCACGTGTTGCATCAACTTGGTTCGCCAAATTTGTTTGGCCCGCGCCCACGATGTTCTGGCCAAGATTAGCTTCACGTGACAAGTCATCACTTGATACGTTGCCCAAGGCTTGTGCCGCAGCCAAACGGTTGGCTCTGTCTTGCTGTAGGTTTTGCGCAATGATTGGAGCCGCAGCACTCGTAATGCCAGCACCTAGTGCACTACCAAATGCATTAGAACCTAATCGTCCCGCTGTTGCGTATTGTGAAGTAGCTTTATCAACCGCACCAGAAATAGCACTGTCCAACTGCTGTTGCAGCATTGGGTTTGTGCCAGGGTCAATCGCAAGCGCACCAAGCAAACCTGTTGCAAGGTTTTCTCTGTTTTGCTGTGCTGTTAGTGGATCAAGGCTGGTTGTCTGCTGCGACAAGTTTTGCAACTGTGCAATCGCAGGGTCTTCGCTTCCAAACAGTCCTTCTAGTCTGGACATATCTACGACTTGATTAGACAGGCGACTTAAGTTTGCGTCATCAAATCCAACACGTTCTGTCCCACGTGACGTCGCCATGCGCTGCAACCCGCTAGGATCAAAGCCCGACTGCCCTAACGCAGTGTCAAAACGCGCTTGGTCAAAGCCAACAGTGTTTGGATTTCTTGCAGCCGCAACAGCCTGTAATCCAGTTGGATCATAGTTGACTGTATTTGGATTTGTCGCATTCACCAAACGTTGAAGGTTTGCGTCGTTAAAGCCAATACCCGTGTTGCCTTGGGCAAAGTCAGTAAATGTACTTTGCGCCTGATCTAAATAAGCGGGCCTATCAATTAAGTTCTCCGCATTAGAAATAGCCGCATTTTGCAAGGCAGAAAACTCTGCCATTGTTGGGCCGTCGTAGACTTGCGGGTTGAACTCACCAATGGCGTCAAACGTTTTGCCAAACGGGTTAAAGCCCTCATACGCCTCGTTTAAGGCTTTCTCTACCGCATCAGGTAGCTTTTGAACATTAGTGACAGTTTGATTGCGGCTACCCTTACCCATCAGTCAAGTCCTTCTTATAAGTTATATAGGCTTGCTCCCAACCATGCGGTTCAAGGAAGCGCGACCATGCACGACGACCATAGCCTTCTAAGTGAGAGCAATCGTTGCGCTTCGCGTGTTCTTCAATCGCTTCGTGAGCCATTCCTAGCCATTCCTTCATTCTTTTCCCGCCGATAAAATCCATCGCCATAGCTTTGCATCGCGGGTAACTAATTATGCGTGTCGTAATCACACCGATGAACTCGCCACTTTCTTCGTCTACAGCCACCCAAACGACATAGACGCCAGACATCGCTGCCTCATAGACGTCCTGAATTTTGATTAACTCTGGCGATAAGCTGACAGCTTTATCCAATAGAGGTGCGACATGTTGCCAAACATCGGGCAACATTGGCGCAGCAATGGGGATAAATTTCATCCGATTACGATATATATAAACGTTCTGTCCGTCTGTGCGTTATTGGCATGAGTTATTGTGAAACTCTGCTTTGAACGCGTTGATAGGTACATGCTACCACCACCTTGTTCAGCAGCAGCGTTTGCTGTTGTAGGCGTGAAAACAATCACGCTCTCCGACCCGACGCGGTAATCAGTCACCGTAGTCGCAGTCGCACTTGCAGCAAGCGTTACTTCACCCGCTGCATTTATTTTCCCATCCACCACAAGATTGACAACATTTGCTGTCTGTCGCGGTGTGCCGCCACTTGCGGGCAGCTTAACATAATTGATTTCGGTCATCGTTTACCAAGTGCCACCGCATCAACATCAACACCCAAGGCATATCGCCACGTGCCACTCGCGCTTACCCGCACACGGTGATACCGTCCACTTGCACGAACAGGGCAGTTATTGTCGTCATTAAGACCTACCGCATCGCCGTAAGATGTCGTGTCCACCTGTCGGCTCCGAGAACCGACTTGTACACTAAGTGTTGGCGCGACATCCCTTGAGGTTACATAAGGTGTTACACCCCGCACTACTGACTGACGCAGTGGAGCCGCTTCAAACTCGCGTGTTTCTAAAACAGCGTCTAACTGTTCGCCTGTAAGTGTTTGCAGCTTTTTATCCTTAGACGCAGATAACTGGAAAAACCCGCCAGCGTAAAAACGGCTATCTAAAGAAGCTGTCAATGCATCAAGGCTACTGCTTAGATTATCCAAGCCTTCAACTGTCATGTTAGGCGTCAAAGAAGAGCCAAGAAATTCATGCTCTAAATGTACTATAGACCATTTTTGCACAGCATAGTTATAAACCAATATTCGGTCAGGCTCACCAGTGCTTTCACGGCTTGTATAAGACCACATGACTGTCTGATTTTCTGGATCAATGACCGCACTCAATCGGTTAATGTATTTAAAACTTAAGTCGTCAAAGAAAAAGTTGTCTACCTTTTCTGCGCCAATTGGTATTGACTTGTTTCCGTCAAAGAAAAAGAAACCATCGTCAGCTAAATAGAATATTTGTGTTGGCCCAAGCGCAGCCACAGAGTTAGCGTAGTTACAGCCGTGGCCTGTCTCCACCTTTTCAAAGGTAAAGATAAGAGGCGAACCCACATATTGCATTCTTGCAATACCGCGCTCCAAAAGGACAACACCGAACTCACCGCCAACTAATCCAGTAATGTGACCAGCATCAGCAATATCCTGTACGTCGGCCTGTGCAGTGCCAACTGTCCAAGAATTTGAGTCGTTAATTTGTGACCAACGAACACGCGATCTGTGGGTGGAGCCGCCGTAAGTCACATTTGCGGTTACGACAAAATCTCGTACAACAGCCATGTGCCTTGCCGCTGGCGCACCCGAAATAGCCGAAAAGGCTGTGTCAGTACCTATCGTAAACTTTTGCAACGTGTCATCGTCAGAACCACAAGCAATGACGTCAGACCCAAACTTAACAAAGCGCCACTGTTCCTCACCGCTGAAGCTATAGCCACCAGTGTCGCTAACATCTGCAAGAGCAAATGTTCCATTGTTCATTTTGTACAACTTTGCAGCATCACCGACGAAAATACTTACAAGGTCATCATCACCCTTAGTCGCAGAAATGCCACGAATGCGCGTATCCGCAGCCTGACTTACCTCTGCTAATCCGTAAAACGGACGATACCCACGTGCAGCAGGGATTACGTTTTTCGCAACCGTCGCGCCAGGGTTTTCAAAGTCTGACTGATCTGGGAGCCAATCGCCAAAAGGTATCATTGCGTCAACCACCTATCCGTACCAGAAATCCGAGATTGGAATACGGCTGTAGCTGGCACCAAGTCAGTCCACGCTTCGCCCATTTCTTCGGCCTCAATCGTAGCCGATACCGCAAGTGCTCCACTACCAGCGCAAGCCGCCTTATAATTTAAGCCACTTGTTGCTGTGATCGCCGTATCACCCGTTGCCGCCATAACAAATTTAACTGATGTCGCCGCTGTGCCAGTAATTGCAATATCGCCAGACGCAACAAGGTCAACAACAGTCGTTGCAGCAACCGCTGTACCCGTAATAGAAATAGAAGCAGAACCAGAAAAGCCCGCCTTTTTAAACGCACCATTTGCGGCAACAGAGAACGCGCCAGTTACACTAGCTGCAAACGAAACCTTACGGCCCGCCGTCGCAGTGCCAGTAATTGCTATGCTCTCAGCAGCAGCAACCTCGAATAGATTAATGTTATCTAGGTATTCGAGTGTGCCGATAGAGTCTAAGCTATCAAGCGTTCCCCAATTGTCGAGTTGCTCAACACTAGGGCCGAGAATTTCAGCCATGTTACGCTGCCGTTATATCAATGTCACCTGAAACAACACGCACAATATCGCCAGACGCGATTGCCTTGGACGCTGTAAATTCGCCGTGAATTAGCAAATTGCCGCCCGTTGACGCATCAAAGATGCCCCAATGGCTGACGGTTCCCCATGATCCTGTTGCAGCCGAAAACTCAAGGGTAGAGTCATTGGATGTAGTTCCGCTTGCCGCCGCAGAAAAAGATACGCTTACTCGGCTGTAGTTGTTTCCTGTCAACTCGGTACCAGAGTTATCGTCATTAAATGAAGCTGTAGACAGCCCCAAATAAACAGTTGTTGGCATTGTGTAGGCTGTTGTGCCTAATACGTGATCTAATACCTTGTTCTCAAGGTAATCTGACATTGCACTCATAGTTACGCTCCTAAGTATTCAGATTTCATTGCAAGCGCCCCTGAGTAGAACGCCTTGTCATTGTCTCGCTTGATTTCATCAATCGCCCGCGAAAACAGACTGTCATACTGCGCTGACCGCGCTTCATCCATCAGATAGATGTATGCAGCAGACAATGACCCGTAGAGGTAAACGTCAGGATGACGGGTAAGAACTGTGTTCGTTAGGTTGTCATCCGATAAAGCTGAAACATTTTCTGAGTAGATGATTTCAATTGTGTAAGCTGCGTCTGGTACGGGGCGCATAGCTATCTCTGCACCAATGACCGTGTAATACTTGGGACGCCCACCCGCAGAGGATGCATAGGCTTCGTAATAATCTTTTGGCGATGCATAATCCAAAACATCAACAGGGTCAGTGTTTGGCTTGACCAGGCGGTTTGACCGTGACTCCGTTGGTAGGGATATAATCTCGTCACCGGACGTCGTAGCCGCTGTTGCACGTTTTTCCTGTGAGCGTGTTTCTAACTCACGGCTCATACGCGCCTCA